AAAGTCATTCCTGGTAATGTTTCTATAGCAGTAGAAGTTTGTCCTCCTCTTATTGGTAAATAATAATCTTCTAGCATATTATTAATATTAAATTTAAGATTATAATTTCCTGTATTTGGATCTATATGAGGAATTTTTTTCATTTTGTTGATAACCTGTTCCATATAAGTATCAACTTCATTCGGTGGTATATTACCAATATCAATTTTAAAAATACGTTTTTCTGGAGCTCTCATAATACGATGTATTAACATTGCATCTTCAAGCATCATTAATTTTTGAAATTCTTTTCTAGCTCCTTCAAGCATACTTCTACCATATGGTAAAAAATTAGAATCTGATAACATTCTAAAATGAGCTATTTCGTATGTTTCATAACCATTTTGTGGACTAGAAGCGTGTCTGAAATTTATATTATATTCACCGGTTTCTTCATTATATTCTTCAGTACGTTCTACTTCATAACTAGAAAATGGTCTTGCATTAACAATTCCTAACTCATCTGCAATATCTAATTTTAAAAAGAAATCTCCATATTTTGCCATGTTTCTAATCCATGGCCACATATTAAATTCAATATTTAAAACGTCATTAAATAAATTATGTAATATTTTTTGTATGTTTGTTTTATTACATTTAATTGATAACACTTCTCCAAATTGATTAGTTAACGTAGATTCATCTGAATAAATATCTAATGCAGAACTGATTATTGGATCTTTATCCATCATTTCATAATCAACATACAATTGAATACGATTTTGATTTGCATAGTAGTTTGAATCATATCCACCATGGCCTCCTGTTTTATATCTATTTGATCCATGCAATCTGCTATAACGATCTGCTATTTTAGTTTGACCTATATTACCAGATGACTGTAATCTGTTAGTATCGACAATACGAATTTTATCTTTTCCATATGCTCGTACTATAACATTAGTAGAGAATAAATTTTGTAAACGTTTTCTTAATGACGCCATTATATGTATTATTTTTTTATATAAATATAACTAACTACAGAAGCCATGTTAAATTCTCATCATTCGAGCCATTATTCCATGTCCATCCTGAATTTTCTGAATTTGGTTTTCCTGTATATATAACTGAATCAGATTTTTGTAAACGGCTTATTGCTCGTTTTGTTAAATCAATTCCCTGTTGTCTTAGTTTTAATGATGTATCTCGTAACCAAAGTCCAATTGCAAAACTCATTACTAAATCATCATTATATCCTACTTGTGCTTGAGCCTTTCCATTTAACCAAACAAACACAAATAATTCTTGTATTAATCTTTTGCTGTGAATGATAGGAGTTTTTTCTCGCATATACATTTCTAAAGCAGATATCATTAATGGTCTTGTTCTGCTTGTTGTAGAAACACCAGGTACCATCTTTGTTTTATCTTTGATATCATACCCTTTTTGCAAATGAATTTCTAAATCTACATATCCATCATCCTTGTATGTATAAAATAAATTTTCATAATTTCTATCTAATACTGGTTGAATTGCAGCCCAACCAATATTTGCATTTTCTATTGCTAATAATGCGTTATTCCATTCTGTAGCTACCGTTACAAGCATATTTCCAAAATCTTTAGGAGGCAATTTACCTTTGTATTCAGCAACTTGTTTTATGGTTTCAACTTCTATAACATGGAATGTAGACCAGTCAGCACCATCGCCCCGAGCTACGTCAGCAACAATTATATAACTTTGACTATAATCGGGATACTCCCATATCCAATATGCATTATCATACCCTCTTTTTTCTATAGGTTCTATACACTTATCTTCATATTCTTGTAAACACTTTCCGTCTACTACAGTATGTCCGGAGGAAACAAAATCACAATCACATTCTTGTGCTGCCCCCCTTTCTCCTAATAAGTGTGTTTGTCGAGTTCTCCATTCTTGATCTCGTTCTGGATGTACTGTCCAATGTAATTTTATATTATGCCATTCTGTATTTGGATTTGTTTCTCCGTCTACCCATGTTTTATGAAACCAATTTCCTATACCATTTGGGGTTGAAAGCACAATAGCAGAACCACCAGTTGATAATGTTGCTTGAGATGCTATCCATATTTCTTCTACGTTTCGTATAAATGCAGCTTCGTCAACTATTAACAATGATAATGCTTCTGAACGAGCTCCGGTGGTAGCAGAAGAAACTGCTTTTATCTGCGATCCATTCCTGAATTTTAATGATAATTTATTGTCTGCTTCAATATTACCTTTTAACCAACTTGGTAAATTATCATGCATTATCCTAACTTTAGTTACTAGGTTCTTAGCTACTTCTTGTGTAGTTGCAATAACTAATGTGTTAAAATCTTCTTTAAATAACATACACCATAAAGCATATCCTGCAGTTAGTGTTGAAATACCTAACTGTCTAGATTTTAAAATTACATTATATCTATTATCTTTTAATTCGTCTAATGATGTTTCTTGAAACTTATATAAATTAAATTTTATTTTACCACGTTTTGGATGTTGTATATAACAATATTGTTTCATAAAAAATATTGGATCGGCAGCACATGTTGTGTATTGCTGACGAATTAGATCTTTTATGTTTGCTTTATTAGACATATTATTTTATAGCTTGGATAATAAATATACTAGTTACAGCTGATGTTAATATTCCACTACTTCTACAACTCGGCATCTATAAATCACTCTCGCTCAATCTCTCTAGGAGGTATCACCCTCTTAACCCTATCGCTAGGATTATCACTTTAAAGCAGATTTTTTGCTCTTAGAGGGAGTTTTCTTCGCCTTTGCTTTAGCGGGGAGAAGATATGCACACAGTTTGTCATGTGTGTCAAAATCCTTACCCAAAGCCCTACTCAACCGAGTTAGACGAGCAGATTCTAATTGCTTCAATTCTTTCCTATCGCTTTCAGCAAAGGAAATATCAAGGCATAAATCACCTAAATACCGCAAAGCGTCTTGAGCAGGAACATCTAATGTAATATCCCTACTCAAGACTTCGCCATTAACCAATAAGGTTTTTGACCTAGAACCCCAAGCCAGTTTAATTGTTGCCAATTAACTCACCTCAAAGCAAACCAAAGACTCTAACCCTAACAATTCCTTCATCGCCTGTTCCGCTTTGTTGAGCAGAACCAGTTGATAGAATGATTTTGACGCTAGAAACAGATTCATAAGCACCAGTTGTTGAAACAACTGCTCTTGCTGAATGACCGATTTCCTCAACGCCAGTAATCATAAGTTGAGTGATTTGGCTTAATCCCACTTCTGTTGCCGTTAAGGTAATACCGCCCTGAACATAATTAGCGATGTTAATGATTGCATCAACCATATATTCATCGCCATTTACTCTAGGCTTAGTAAAACCTTTATGGTCTGCTAATAATGATACTGTATGTGTCATCTAAAGCACCTCAAAGAAGGTTGGTAATCTTTCCTTGACCCTTGAAGTAAGAACAACCAGTTTCAGCCATTGTGCGGTAAAGAGCCTTGTTTCCAAGAGAACCGACACCGAATGGGTTTCCGTTGCTGATACCATCCTCAAAGTATTGAGTTGGTTTCATCACAGATAGCCACAAATGGTCAGTATCAAGGAACATCATATCGCTAATTAGGCTTGAATTGGTTCCAGTAGAAGGCATAGCCGCAACAGGAATCAAAGGAATGTCGTAGTAAGTAGAAACACGGAATCCGACTTCTTGACCCTTAACACCACGAACACCGTTCACAGTTGGAACGATTTCCTTTCTATCCATGAAACGCTCTTGAGCCTGAAGCAAATCAGAAAGCGTTTGAAGCGTATCATATCCAGTAAGGATAACCTTTGGCGAACCACCAGCAACACGGAGTCTGCGAACCATATCATTGATAACAGTTAGCGTCAATTGTCGTGCTTCTGCGGAAGTATATCCATCACCGAAAGAAACTTCTGCGTCCAAATACTCGTTGCCTGAAGCACTTCGGAGTTTTCCGTAAAGTGTGTCAATTTGTTGGTCAGTAGCACCACCAACAAGGTTTCCTCCAGAATTGTCAGCCAATTCAGTAATTTCAGCCGAGTTAGCCACAATCTTGTAAAGCGAAG